CACAGGTTTTGAAAAGATATCTATTTCAAGAAACTCGCCTGCCTTCTCCCTAATAAAAGGTATTCGTGGGAAGAACAGCAGACAAAGAAACAGAGACTCGTCTTGCTCTGTTGTTGTGAACATTATCCAAACGTCCCTAGTAAATGACGTTTTGACGCAAATTCTAGAAGAAGACATAAGAACAAACTCCGCAAGGCTCACATTAAACTTGACAGATGGGCTTGGGAGTAGTAAGATAGTAAGTAGGGAAGCTTTTATAGAAGGCTATCCAGAAACAGACTATTCAGGGGATATTGTGTATCGTAGCTGGACAATAGTGTGCTTGTCAACCGATCTTTTCCGGGTTGGTGGTAACGCTAAGTTGGGCGGGGAATGCTTTTTCTGCTGCTATAGACAACTTCTAAATTAAAATGTGAGGAAATAAATATGCGCGAACAAAAAGAAGTTACAGTAAACGGTAACGATTATATTCTAAACCAATTTGGTGCCATCGAAGGTCTCAAATATCAGAAAGCTCTTGCTCAAGTAATCCTACCAGCACTGTCTGAGATTTCAAAAGCAGGTGTTGAAGACGAGTCAAACGCCATTTCAATTGCAATGAGTAAACTTGCAGAGAACATTGACAAAGTCGATGAGCGTATGATTGAAGCTATGGTAAGTCGTGGAGCTACAAAGAATAGCGTAGCAATTAACTTTGATAACGATTTTGCTGGCAAGTACATGGAACTCTTCCAACTGCTTAAGGAAATTGTGTTATTCAACTTTGGCTCTGTTTTTACGATGCTAGGTTCAGAAGAAACGTAAAAGAATCTTCTGAGCCAGCCAGCAAGGTAGAGAAGGAGGTAGCAGAAGGCTTTTCCCAAGATCCTCGGGTAATGTCTCTACTCCTTTTTGAGCCTAAGCTATGTACCCTGCACGAGTTACAAACTACCTACAGTATTACAGACTTTTACAACATGCTTGAAATTGTTGATGTCCAAAGAACAATGCAAGCTGAGAGTCGTAGACTACAAGAATTAGAAAAGAAGAAGAGGTAACATCATGGCTGCTGGTCAAATGGCTGAGTTCTTTGCTACGTTTGGTTTTAAAATAAATCAAGCCGACATAGCAAAAGTTGATAAACAACTAAATATACTAGAAGCTAGAGCTAGAAAAATGAGTGAGAAATCTTTATCCAATATCAGGGTAAACATTTCTCGCTTTAGTTTTAGTGCAGACTTCAATACCAGACTACATAAAGCCTTAAAAGCTCGTATGAAGGTTGCAAGTGGTAAGGGAGTAGCTCCGGAGATAACTTTAAGTAGGTTTGTTGTAGACAAGGACGGACTTCTTCGACAAGTAAAGAATGCGGTTAGACATGTTGAAAACAGCACAACAATGCGTATCAGGACTGCTATAAACCGCACTGGTATAGAGTCTCTTTCAAGAAGTAAGGTAATTATATCTCGCTTTGGTTTCAGTGCAGACTTCAACACCAGACTTAATAAAGCTTTAAAAGCTCGTATGAGAGTTGCAAGTGGGCGTGGTATTGCTCCTGAAATAACTTTAAGTAATTTTGTTGTAGACAGAAGCGCACTACTTCGTGAAATGAAAGATGCTATCCGGTATGTTGAGAATAACACGAGGATTCGTGTTAGGACTGGTGCAAACCGAGATGGTATGCGAGGCGCAGGAGGTGCTGGTGGTGCAGGAGGCCGTGTAGGTTTTGCTGCTGGTGCTGGTGCTGGTGCTGGGAGTGCTATGCGTGGTGGTATGTTTCCGGCTCTTGCTGGTGTCTTTGGTGTTAGTAAACTTAACCAAGTAAACCAACAGTTAATTGCTCAGAAACGAGCGTCTACAGCGGTATTTAAAGGGGAGGAAGCTGGTAAGGAACAGTTGGCTTATGTCAGAGATTTAGGTAACAAGATTGGTTTTGACTACAGAAGCCAAACAGACCCTTATATTAAAATGGCTGCTGCTGGTACAACGGCAGGTATGTCTACAGATGGCGTTCAAGGTGTTTTCACAGGCATGGCTGAATACAGCCGTGTTATGGGTTTGAGTGACGAAGACATGAAAGGCTCTATGAGAGCTGTTGAGCAGATGCTTAACAAAGGCCAAGTATACTCAGAAGAGCTTAAAATGCAATTGGGTGAGAAGTTCCCTGCTGCTATCCAGATCATGGCCGAAGCGGTTTCTGGTGGCGACACTGATAAGCTTTTTGATATGATGGATGCCGGTGAGGTTAATTCTCTAGAAGCTCTTCCAGAGTTCGCTAGATTGCTTAGTGAGAAGGCTCGTGTAGGTGGCGCTCTTGCAGAGTCTATGAAAGACTCATCTGCGGAGCAAGGAAGACTGGCTAACGTATTTAACGATATGGTTAAGGTTTTCTCTGCGGCTGGCTTTGAAAAAGGTCAGGCTAGTTTGTTTAAAACAATGGCTTCATTCTTTAAAGATATGACTCCTTTGGTACAAGCTTTTGGTGAAGCTTGGAAGTATGTTGGTATCCTCCTTAGACTACCTCTAGGTCTTCTTTCGGATCTATCGACATTAATTGAAAGCCTTTCAAACAGCATTGGAATGGCTAAGGGTGATGTACTTGCTCTTGGTGCTGTCGCTACATTACTTGCGTTACCCTTCACTAGAGCGATGACTGTAATTGGTGCCGTACTACTGCTACTTGAAGACTTCACAGGGTATCTGACAGGTCGAGATAGTTTGATTGGTCATTTGCTTGGCGATGATGAAGATCTCACTAAGAGTAATATCTTCGGTGTTTTTGAATCATTGTTTACACTGTTAGGTACTGTTTTTGATCGCTTCGTCGATCTAGGTCAGTTGGTTGGTGAGGGACTATTTGGATCATTTGATACAACGCTGAACGATTTCTTAAGAGGGACAATAAGGTTACTAGATGATCTTAACGTAATGCTCGGTGGCAAGACGAAAGCTCAGATAGACTACGAGAGTAGGATTAGCTCGGCAAGCAGCTCACAGGAAAGAAATAGATTGCTTAAAGGAAAGCAAGATCAGGATTGGTTTGGTAAAAATTACGGTAGTCGTGTATACCAACAAGTGTTTGGTGGAAACGCTGGGGTCAAGAAAGAGATTGACTCCATCATGAATGTTAATAACATGCCTCCAATACTTAAGCAGTATGCTATGGGAGCAAACTGGCTAGGTAATCTACTAACACCCTCAGAAAAAACAAAAAGCATGAGAGAGAATCTTGTTTCCGCTCAGCAGGGAAATAATGAAACTTCTATAAGAGACGGACTTACTCCGCTAAAACCTTTGACCCCAAGGGAAGACATACCACCTTTGACGCAGAACATCTACTTTACGGGCAACCCAGATAGGGAGGAAGTCACCGCGGGAGTCAATGACGCAAATGACGTTCAAGCCCAACTACGACAAACTAATGATAACTTAGGGGACTCAGGTTGATTATATTAAAAAATAAAAACAGTGACTTCATCTATCTAGATGTTGTCACAAAAATATTCTCAAACACTATCCAGTAAAGTTAGTCAACACCCTGTGGATGGGTTTGGTGTTGTATCAGATCACGTTACACAAGAAAACCCAAAGTTAAAGATAACTGGCTTCTTAACCGGAGCCCGATTTAACCCTCTCTAAACCAAGGCTAACCCCTGAAGAAAGAGGTTTTATCGGAATTGATCAGGTTGTTGTTGAGAGTGATATTGCCTCTGCAATTACTGTGACCAGTGAAGACAGCCCAACAGACTTACTACCAAACATCGCCGGTCAATTCTTTACAGACACACTCCCAGAGATAGAGGGCATTTCTGAAGACAGAGCTGACTCCTATTCAGAGAAAGCTTTATTCTTAAAGCTTGAGAGTCTTTACATAAACAAAGAAGTACTTTCTGTATTTGAATTTGATGATGGTAGTGTGGTTGAAAACTTTCTTCCAGACGTTGTTATAACAAACCTGACAATAAAAGAATCCCCGGAAACCGGAGACGCTCTTGCATTTGATCTCACTTTAGAGCAGCTAACTTTTTCCTATCTTATTGAGACTAGGGTTCCTGTCGATGTAGCAGAAGAGCAGTCAACAGCAGGTTGCAGAAGAAGCTGCAAAGGGAGATAAGTCTACTGATGAGGTTGCTGCTGACGAAGGCGAGAATGATCGTACAGTACTTAGGAGTTTAGTTCCCGGGTGAAGATGTCTCGTTGGGTGACATAAC